AAAAGGCGGTAGGCAGCAATTTGCCTTCTTTCTGCAGACCATGGAAATCGCGATAGGCCAAGGCCGCCCGCGATAGGGTCCAAACCAACAGGTGCACCAATCTCATTCAAATGCTTCCAAATTCCATAGAAAGGGGACCGCATAATAGGCAATTGCCTCTTATGTCGCATCTCCATTCCTTTGAGTGAAGGAGCTTGACTATACCACGTATTCTGTCTTACACCCGTAGGCGCAAGTATTGGTGCCCAAGGAAAAATTCCTAATGGGCGCCCGTCCTTATAAAATACTTCAGTATAGATCGCGTAACGAAGGTTTAAATAGTCTTTGGTTTTCGAAACATCTGACCCAAGCTGGGTCAAAAGTTCCGTATGCCGAAGGCTTTCCTTCGTAGTACACGAAAATATAGCGTCGTCGCCAGTAGTCTGAATGCAAAAGGCTCCAGGTGGTATATCTCTCGATAATTCCACCAAGGGCCCTTTACTTTGGACCATCTGGGTAAACGCTGTCAAATCATAGGGGTTAGCCGTCGGGCGCTTCCGAATTTTACGCTTTATAACCTTTAATGGGCCCGCAAGGGCCATTTCAAAGGAGTAAAGTGTATACAACGGTAGCATCGGCCACGATGTGGCCACTCCCATCGGCTGACCCCTACGGGTTACCATTCCAGACGTTCTTCTAGCTAAATACTCATGATAACTCTCCGTCCCATCCATGGGAAAATATATCCTTTTTAGGATATTAGAGGAGACATGCGAATACCCAAGGGTATCCATCCTGGTATCTGAAATCAGCGGCTTAATTGTCCGCCCCATTTCAGCTTTTCCAGCAATGTATTCGTCACGGAACGCCTGTAACGCCTCCTTGAAAGGAGGCTCAAACGAATCACGTTTAAATTCTGAACGTAATTCGTCCAATTCGTTTTGCGAGATTATCGTATAAAATCCGCAAACCACCCTTACTACATCATCCCACCATGGGGGACAAAAGGGGATTAGTTTACCAATTTGGTAATAAAATTCCCGAGTGTACTCCACTGTATGGTTATCAGTAGCGGTAGTTAAGTCCTGCGATCTCCAGTTCTCTCGACGTTGCCTTGGCAATTTCGCCTTTCCTTCCAAGGAAGGAGAGATTCTAGAATCAGATCGCAAGAATCCGTCCGCGGCGGAACGTAAGACCCTAGCTAAAATCGCTATCGGTCCCGTACTCATCGTGGGCATCCTCACCTTAAGGCCTCTTTCAGGTACGATCAAAGCTACCATTGGTGGGTGTTTAGAAGATTTTCTACACCCACCAGGGCATTTTCGAACGTGCTTAAAAAAGGGCCTTAGGGTCGATACGCATGCCGCCATAAGCTGGAGAGAAGGTAGATAATTTTCTACATTCTCATTTTCCAACTTACAGTGGTTCCGTACCTTCTTCGACTCCTCGTCAAACCATGTTGATTCATGTCCAGACAACGGGTGCTTCTGGGATAGCAATTCAATCGCCGTCCGCAAGCCGCCATCTTTTCTGCTGAATTCCAAACATGCAGCGGTGGTCGGGGTAATAGCAAAGCTGCCGATCGGGTAATAGGGTTGGTTGAAAATAACCCAATTCTTAACCCACGTCTTAAATTCTTCATCGATAGGAGGAGGG